CCGAAAGATCCCCCAAAACACCGCTTCTTACTGTCGGTTTAATAATCCGAAGATTACATTAGGTTAGTAACCTTAACACGACGGTAGTAGTAGTTTGCGTTAGCAGTTAGGTTGTCCTGACCGCTAGTACCATCGTCCAAGTTAACGAATGGGTTAGCAACTAGACCGTAACGAGTCTTGAAACCAATCTTTGGTTGGAAGCTGCTAGGATCAACTGCACGAACCATTTGTAGAGGAACGTATGGGCAATAGAATAGACCAGCGTCAAATGCGCTAGAACCTTTGTAACCTACAACGAAGAACTGAGTTGCAGATACGTTTGCAGTGTATGGATCAACGAACACTTTATACTTGCCGTTTAGAACACCAGCGTAAGTAGTAGAAGTGTCATCAACAGTTAGGTCATTCTTACCAGAAATACCAGAAGAATAGTCAAGAACACCAGCCATCGCTAGAGCAGAAGCAACGTCTGCTGAAGTGATGATGATGTTACCACGACCACGACGAGTCTGTTGACCGATCGCATTGGCTTCACGTTCGATTTGGAACATTAGACCTTTGAATTTTTCTACAGACCAACGACCATTAGAGTCAACGTCTAGGTCGAAAGTACCAGCAGTAGCAGTACCAACTGCAGCACCTGCTTTAGCAGTCTTGTAGATTGTACGGATAACTTCACGGTTGATTTCAGCAAGAATCTCAGTAGAAAGAATGTTGCTTAGTTCACCTTCAGCGTCAAGACCATGAACAGACTTCATGTCTTGTGCTAATTCGATAGAGTATTCTGCCTTCAAAGCACGAGTCTTTGCAGTTACAGAAGTCTTTTCGATGCTGAATGCCATCTGACCGAAAGAACCATCACCAACACCACCTTGACCAAGACGCTCACCGTCAGAAGTTGCTAGACCAGAACCAGTAGTTTCAGAACCACCGAAGTCATAAACACCGCTGTGAGTACCAGTACCAGAGAAGTCAGAATCTGCTTCGTTGAAAAGAGCTTCAGTACCATCTTGTGATGTGTAACGGCTCTTCATTGCGAAGATTAGACCAGTTGGTTGAGTCATTGGCTGAACACCGCAAACATCATAAGCGATCATTTGTGGCATTGCACGACGTACTAGGCTGATAAGAACTGGATCGAACTTAGCGAAACCGTTAGTATCTGCGTAACCACCAACAGCGTTAGCTGGAGCAGCTTCGAAAAGTGCTTCACGCTGTTTCTGCATTTCACGCTCTTGGTTTTCCAAAAGAACTGCAGTAACTTCCTTACGGTAGTTATCTTTGATTGCAGGAGCACCTTCGTGATTTAGGACTGGTGCCCATTTTTCCATTAGGGATTGACGAGTAGTCATTTTTGTTTTTCCTTATTTTACAATTTTGTTGAGAGCAGTTAGATACGAAGCGATAGTTGGATCAACTTGTGGCTTCTTCTCTTCAGTCAATTGCTCAACTGGAGTATCTGTTACAACTGATTTAACACCAGCTGCTGCTTTGTTTGTGAAGTAGTTCTCACGGATAGTCTTAACTTTAGTCTCAAAAGTTTCAGCATCTTCATAAGAAAGTTCTTCTACTAGAGCATTGAACTTTTCAGTTTCAGTGTCAGTAAGACCTTCGCTTACAGTAGCAACGATTTCAGCACGTTTTGCTTCTGCGATTGATTTAGTCAATGCAACATTAGCAGCAACTTGATCGTTTAGTTTGCTTTCTAATTCTTCAACTTGCTCTTCTAAAGAACCAACTAAGTCGTATTTCTCTTCAGGAATATCGATATAGTGCTCTTCAAATAGAGACTTAAGACCACCAACAAATCCTTCAAGAATTTCGGATTTGATACCACGCTCAAGGGCAATTTCATTCTGTTCTAACCACTGCTCGGCGATATAGCCAAGGTATCCATCAACTTTCTCAACAAGACCCTCAATCTGAGATGCAGCTGCACTATCTAGTTTAGCTGCAAATTCTTCTTCAATACGAGCAACTTCTTGATTGACACGAACCATAACGGCTGCTTCAAAAATAGTAGTTGC